CAAGGCATGTGCTTGGGGTGTGGTGTCGAGCACGCCGCGTGCGAGATCGATGGTTGCGTTTGCAGCATCGAAGGCCAGGACAGCGACGGCCTCTGCAATCGCCCCACTGGCATCCACCAGATAGGTGTAGTCTCCCTCGGCCAGCCGCTCTGGTTGGCTGATGGCGGTCACCGGTACGCCGATGGCATCGGCCTCGCTGGCGGGCAAGGCTGCATCAAGCGTCAGCAGTGGTGCGTAGTCTTCGCCCACCACGGCAGTGAGGTCGCCGCCTGAAGCGCCGGTTGCCAATTGCCAATTCAGCTGCCCCGAGCCACCGACGGCGGCCAGCGCACCGAGATAGGTGTCCGTGACGGTCAGGTAGGCCAGCTCTGCACGCGACAAGCGCCGGGCCAGCTCCCAATACGGCACCTCGACGGCCAGCACCAAGGCGGGCGGCAAAGGTTCGATGGTCGGCTCATCGACGTGCGGTGGCGGGGGCGACAGCACGGTGTTGCTCATCCCGAACACATCTTCCATGGCTTCGATGCGCCACTCGGCCGCGCCCAAGGTGCCGGTGTCGATGCCGGTGACGCGCACCACCATCTGTTCTACACCCAAGCGCGGCCAATTCAGCAGGAACACATCGCCCGGCAGCGGCGCACGTTCCAGCGTGTCGCGTGCCACGGTCAGACTCATCCGGGCCAGGGGCGAACCCAAGGCGCGCAGGTCACGCAAGGCCAGCCGGGCAGCGAGTGGCCCGTAATTGACGCCCGGGTAGTCGCGGCGCTGATTGATCACGCCGCCTTGCAACTGGATGGCGGCCAGGTTCTCAACCGTGACGGTGGCTTCACCGCCCGTTTGCCAGTCGGTGTAAACGACGGTCAGCTCGTTGGGCAGCTCGCCCCACTGGGCGCGTTCAAAGCGTTCCAGCCGCACGATTTCGTCGGGGCCCAACTGCGGCAGGCTGTCGATCCAGTAGTCGTCGCGCAGCAGTTTCAGCTCAAACGTGCCTTGCTCCGGATCGGTGTAGAGGATGCCGCCGATGTGGTCGATGACCTGGCCGATGAAGCTCTCGATGGGCTGCTGGCGCGTCCAGATCAAATTGAGGCCGAAGCCCTCACTCGACAAAGCCCATGCCGCATTCCAGAAACTCCAGCCGATGGTGCTCTGCGGATAGCCCATGCCCCAGTGCGGATCGGTGAGGCACTGAACCAGGATGTGCGCCGGATTCATGCCGACGCTGATCTCCTGTCCTTCGTCCTCATCCCAGATGCGGACTTCGGAATCTCCCATCCAGGCATGGTCATGCCAACCGGCATTGAAGCGACGCACCCGCACAGCCCAAGGCTTGATGTACGGGTTGTTGGCCGCAAACAGGATCTTGCGCGCTACCAAGGACAGCACGCCTCGGAATGCCGGAATGGCTGGCCCAAGGCGACTCATCAGATAGTCGTTACGCCCCTGACCAGCATGGCCCGACAGCACATCGATGGTGCCCACAACGCCGCCTTCACGCTCGTCACCACCAAACAGGGTGGGCTTGTTGATGGAGAGACTGGTCAGCCCATGCCCGTTCGGTAGCGGCGCACGGTCGGCATCACCCCACGCTGTACGGTCGCCCATCTGGATTTCCTGCACGGCATCGACCGGCCCTTGGCACAGGGCTAGATGCAGCCCCATCCGGTAGCGGTAGCCAACGGTTTGCGATTTGCTGCTGCCACCCATCAGCCGTGCTCCCGCTGGCTGGACTGATTGCGGGCGTGCTCGACCACCCGCTGCGCCATTGCATCGCCGGTGGCCAGCAGGGTGTCGGCGTCACAGCCATCCCGCAGAAAGGCGCGGAAGTCCAGATCGTGACGCGCAAACCATGTGCGCGTGCCGTTCACGCACAGGCCTACGGCGCGCACGTGATCGATGGTGATGACGGTCTGCGTGGTCATTTCTTGCCACCTTTCTTCTTGATCGGATCGGCTTCCAGATCGCCGTACCAGACGACGTTGGAGCCGCGCAGCAGCACGGTACCGAACACGACGGGAATCGGTCGGCCTTCTTCTGCGGTTGGGGCATCGACGTCGGACAGGGACGCCGGTTTGGGTTCGGGCGGTTTCGGGGCGAGCGCGACCGAAACCAGTGCCGCCACCACGATGACGACGAGGTACCACATGGCGATTTCTCCAGGGATTCAGAACACGCCGGTCGAAAACGGGTTCTTGCTTGGGATGGCGGGAAAGCCTCCGTAGTTGTCGAGGTTGCCGAAGCGCGACTCGCACGTGGCCGTGCTGTGGTCGCAACCGACCGTCAGCAGCACTTCGGTGCCGACCTCAATGGCTACCGGATAGAGCAACTCGACGCCGCCACCGTAGTCATTGACGATCATGTGGCGGGCACCTTCCGGGGTTTGCAGCCAGCCACCGGCCAAGCCACCACTGACGCTGCCGGGCGTGCCACCGTCGAGATCGACGTTGCGGCCATTGCTGTTGCTCACCAGGGCACTGGCGGAAATGGGTGAGGCACCACAGGCAGCTGAATACAGCACGTGGGAACACTTGCGGCTGTAGAGCCGCCGCAACCCGATTCGCTTGAGACTGACCTGCGCCGACTCGCAGCGAACGCGAGCGACATCGTCAGCGACTTCGACGCCCAGCACCCGGCCCATCCAGCGCGTACCTGAGATCCACCAGTAGTCGCCCCACGTGTCTCGTCGTCCGATACGCAGGGTGATCGAGGTGGTGTCGCCGGTCAGCGAGTTGGCGAGCAGATGGCGTACCAAATCACAGTTCGGCGGCAGTTTCAGATCCAGCCCAGCCTTCGCAGCTTCAGCTCCCAGCGCCAGTTCGTTGCGTTCGATGGGCAGGCTTGCGTACAGATTGCCGTCCAGATCGACGTCGAATTCGTGCGGCGTCAGATAGAACTGCGCGCTTTCGCTGGCGAAGGCGTATAACTCGACTTCCAGCAATGGGTTCTGGCTCATCGTGCTTACTCTCCCTCGTAGGTTTGACGGTCATTGCCGCGTGGTTCGGGCAACTGGCGCGCGGTCAGGGTGATCTCCAGCAACGTCGGGCTGTGCCAGTACAAGTCGATGGCGTCGTGATCGAGGCGGCAGCGCACGAGACGAATGACGCGGCTGCCTTCGGGCACCCAGTCGTCGAGGCCCGAGCGCAGCACCAACACACCGCTATGATCCAGATGGCAGGTCGCCGTCAGGGCGTACTGCCGGTAGCCGTCCGGATGCACGATCAAGCAGGCGGCGGGGCGATGCCAGAACGCGGAGATGTCTTTGCCATCCACGCGCAGGAAGCCATCTTCGGGATCGGCTTCGTCGGTCACCCACAGGATCGGGGCCAAGCCATCGGGCAGCCAGAACGCTTCCAGACGGCCTTGGGTGCGCCACAACCGCGCCCGCCAGATTTCGATTTCATCCAGTGAGCTGGCCAAATAGCGCCGCTGCAAAGTCGTCGTCGACCACGGATCGTCCCGGCGCACCCACGGATCTGCAGGCGAAAAGTCCTGGCGGGTGATCGTGGCTTGCACGGTGGCCGTCGGATCGTCACGCCAGTTGCCATCCGGCCAGATCGGGATCTCGTCGAGCCATGGGTCATCGAGGACATCCTGGTCAGGCAATGGCGCAGGCTGGATCTGTGTGGGAACGTTGCCGCCGACCATGCCCGGCACCCACTGCGTGAGATCGGCCGGGTCGATGGCCTTGCCCCACACCAAGGGCATGACGGTGCTGCCCACGGCTGCGGCGCGTGCCAAAGGTTCCATCAGCCACAGCAGGGCGCTTTCCACACTGCTGAGTTGCGCGATCTGCCAGCCATCGGCGGCGATGATCAAAATCCAGCGGCCATTGCCCTCAATTTCCTGCCAGCCCTGTACCCCGTCGTACGTCAGGCGCACATTCGCTGAGATCGGCCCGAACTGTCGCCCGTCAGCCTCCGTCACATTGAGCGCCAGTGCGCCACGTTCGCAGGCTTCGGTCAGGTGAACCGCGTACTGCGGCAGCGGCCACAGAGCCATTTGACCGAGATGATCGGCCAGCCAGTCGGCCACCAGCGCATCGGTCTGGCGAGCATTGCCCACCTTGTAGGTGAGCCAGCGCCGAGGAACACGTCGGCGTGCCTGACGGGATTCGTTGCCGCTGGCTAGCCGCGTGACGCTGGTCTGCCACTCCAGCCGTTCAACGAGGGGCTCCATCCAATCGTGGCGGAAGGCAAACACGCCGCGTTGTGCATCCGGCCAAGGCTGGTCGCCAAAGGCATCCATGGCGCTCGAGGCCGTGTCTCGGCGCAGCACTTCGACCAAGAAGGTCGGTGTATCGATGGGTGGCCAGGGGCCTGCCAAGGATTCCGCCAGCAGACTGGCCGCCAGATTGGGAGGCAGCGGAGCCACAGCCGTTTCCGGCGTGAAGCGGGCTGCGCTCGCCCCAAAGGTGGCGCGCGAGAGCACCTCACTCTGGAATGTGGGCAGTTCGCTTCCCGGCGTCGGCTTGCTGGAAACCTCCGCGATGTCTTGAACGACGACGCGATCCGTCATGCCGACTCCACGCCGAACTCAGCGGCATTGAACGCGGCCTCCGTCCACTGCACGTTGCCGTTCGGGTTGCGCTCGAACAGCGTGCTCTGCCACGCCAGTTGCTCCTGCAGAATGATGTCGGGGCTGACGGCGCTCTGCGCACCACTGACCACGAGGCCTTTGACCTTGCCCTGACCGGCGTCGGTCTTGCGCGCCAGCATGGTCAGTTGCACGCCGTAGATGGCGGGCGTGGCCATCACCGGCAGCGGCTCGACATCGAAGGACTGACGCAGACCGCTGCTTGCCGCACTGATTGCCGTGGCCTCATCGTCATCGCTCACCGCTTCCCATGCGGCTGTGCCGACCGGGCTGGCCGTCCACTGGTTCAGGCCGCCATCGGCCTGAGCCAGCAAGGCATCGACGCGCACGTCGCCAAGAAAGGTGTTGTTGATCGTGCCGCTGGTGTCGGCGATGTAGAAGTCGTCGACATCGATGGTGAGTGGACAGGTCTGGCCGGGGACCGCGCCGACGAATGCCGTGAGCAGTTGGCCACCACCTTGGATGGTGTTCTGCGCCGTCATTTGGATGGCCAGGATGCCGTTGATACGCACAGACAGAATGCCGTTGCTGGTGCCCTGTGTGACCTGCAACTCGATGTAGTGCCAGCCTCGCGCCGGAGCGCTGGCGACTGAGACGGAGATCAGCTGGTCATAGCCGTATTGCCAGCGGTAGAGCTTGAGCCGACCGTCCTCGCCGATCTTCACCAAATGTGCGACCTGCGAGTTGGCATCGCGCACGCCGAGCAGCAAGGGTTCGGTATAGGTGTTCTGGTACGGCACCACGCGAATGGCTGCCCCAACGATCAGGCTGGTCTTGGTGGCGTCGAGGTTCTTGACGTAGCCACCACCCGAGCCTTCCGGCAAACGCAGGGCATAGGAGGACGGGCGACGGCCATTGATGCGGATGGCCTGCGGTGACAGATACGCCGCTTTGCCACGCGCAAGCCACGGATCGCCAAAGCTGTCCACGGCCTGCGGGTCGTAGTGATCGAAACCGTCGATGAACAGAAGTGCCATGAGATTTACCCTTGCAGCGCCGCACGGATGGCCCGTGCATTGCGCCCGATGATGTTGACGATGACTTTCTCTCCGGCAGGCGACTGCAGGTGGTTGTGCGTCACGCCCGGATCGACCGCGTTGACGATGCGCACCGCCTGGTTCATCTGCGGCTGCGCGGGTGGCACTTTCACTTCCGGCACCAGCCCACCCGCAGCAAAGGCCAGCTCACCACCTTTGAAGCGCGGGCCTGCCGACAAGCCGTTGAGCGAGTCGAGGAAAGCCACACCGACCTGGCGCACGGCGGCCGCCCGCACGACGTATTCGCCTGCTGACAGGCGCGCCGGGATCGAGTCCGACGTGGCGCTGCCCGGCCCGGATACCAAGCCGCCACCCGCGAACTTCTTGATGCCACCCAAGAGCGCCATGACTGCGGCGACCATGGCTACCATCGCGGCTACCGCCAACGCTGGCCCGACGTAGGGAATGGAAGCCTGCGACGCCGCCGCCCCGGCTCCCGCCTTGGCTGCATCCATCGACACCACGGCAGTGGTTTCAGTGGTCTTTTGGGCGACCTTGGCGGCGCTGGCCGCCGCATCGACGGTTTGCTCCTGCTGAATGAAGCCGAGCTTGAGCGCCAGCATCCGAGCCTGCATGGCGATCCACTGCTGGAACGGCTGGATCACGATCTGCTGCAGAAAGGCGTCGGCCACCTGCTGGAAGATGCTCGCCAAGGCACTGCGCCAGGTCTGCGCGCCGGTGATCATCCCGTTGAGCGCGCCGCCGAAGCTCTCACCGATGCGGTTCCACAGCGGGGCCATTTCATCGACGGTGAGCTTGGTGCGATCCAGCTCGTTGCGCCACGCCTGCACGCGAATCACCGCATCGGGCCCGATGGCCTGCGCGGCTTGCTGCATGGTCGGCAACAAGCGCTCCATCTCTGTGGCTGATTGTTGTTGCAAGGCCACGATCTGCTGACGGGCCTGCGCTTCGGTGAGCAGACCAGCCTGCTGCTGGGTCTGTATGGCCTCCTGCGCATTGCGCAGACGCTCGGTGACCTGCCGCCATTGGGCTTCCAAGGCCGCCAGGTTGGCCTGCGCGGCCTTCACGTTGATCAGCCGGTCAACGAGCGACACGCCGTCGGCATCGGCCTCGAGAGCCAGTCGTGCCCGCAGATCGCGGTAGCTGCGCTCAATGGCAGCCTGCCGGTCGGCATCTGTGGCTGTGCCGGTGATCTGCGCCAGTTCCTCACGCGCCTGCGCCAAGGCATCAGCCAGTTCCCGCTCGGCTTGCGCAGCCTTGCGCGCATTGGCCTGCTCGATGTCTGTGCGCCGGTTGTTGAGCGTGATGAGGTCGGCTTCCGCTTTGGCCACTTCAGCCTTGGCGCGCAGGCGGTCATTTTCCGATTTGCCCGTGGTGGCGACTTGCTGACTGCGGGCCAATTCCTGCTGCTTGCGGGCAATCTCGGCGTCGACCTCGCGCTGCTCGATGGCCGTTTTCTGCGTGTAGTAGTCGCGCACCGAAACCAGACGGTCTTCAAGTGCAGCATCCAGCGCAGTTTGCTGCCGCGCCAGTCCGTCCTTGAGCTGCGCGAACTCGGCGTCCAGCTGCGCTTTCATCAGCGTGGTTTGCGCGCCGGTCGTGTCCTGCGCTGGCTTGGAGGCCTTCGGTTTGGTCAAGCGCTGCAGCAGTTCCGGATCGGCCTGGATCTTGGGAGCCTTGACCTCAATGGGCTTGGGATCGAACAGGCTGTCGCGGAAGGACGCCAGCTCATCCAGCCGTTTGACCAGATTGCCTTTGAGGTCGGCAATGATGGCCTTCGCTCCGTCGGTATTGCCCTTGAGCGCTTCAACCGCAGCCGCGACACCGGCACCAATGGCCTCGCCCAAGGCGACAAAGGCCTTGCCAACCGTGGCTGCACCGAGAGCCAGGGTCTTGAGCACCAGCACCACGCCATCCAGGATCACGCGCAGTGTGCCGCCTTGCTTGGCCGACTCGACCATGCCACCGGCCATGTCGTTCAGGGCAGGCAGCAAGGAGGCGATGATCTGGTTGCCGATGCTGGTGGTAGCCAGCTTCAGCTTGTCGAGCGCATCGTTGAAGTTACCCGCCTGCGCTGCAGTCTCACTGCTCATCTGCACGCCGAGCGCCTGCATCTCGGCAGCCAGCTCGTTGATGCCGTCGCGCCCCTGATTCAGAAACGGGATCAGCTCCGCTCCTGACTTGCCGAACAGTTGCACGGCCAGCGCAGTCTTCTCCGCGCCATCGGGCATGGCCTTGAAGCGCTCGGCCAGATCCAGTAGCACCTGATCGGTGGCACGCAGGGTGCCGTCCTGGTTCTTGAACTCGACGCCGACCGCAGAAAATCCGCGAGCGGCATCTTCCGACCCGGTCGCGGCTTCCAGCATCGTGGTGGACAGCTTGCGCAGGCCCTTCTCGAAGGACTCGCCGGAGACGCCTGACTGCTCGGCTGCCGGTTTCCATACCGAAAGGGTCTCAACACTGACACCGACACGCTGCGACATCTCGTCCAGCGCGTCGCCAGTGTCGATGGCCGATTTCACCATCGCGGTCAGACCCGCCACCGACACGGCCACACCAAGGTTGGCCAGCACGCCATTGACGCTCTTGGCCGTATCGGTGAGGCCGCCCAAGCCCCGCTTGATCGAGTCGAAGGCGGTCTTGGTCTGGTCGACGGCGCTGATCAGGATTTGGGCACGATTGCTTGCCATCAGACTTTGTCCAGTTCTTGTTGAATCGCTCGCGCCAAGGCAGGTAGTGCGCGTTGCACGCCACCCGCCAGATTCAGTCGTCGTTTGAGATCGACGCGCTTGACCAGTACGGCGATGGGAATTTCCTGGCCGCGCTTGATCTGTTTTGCGCCAGTCCGGGCACGCTCGGCACGCTTGAAGCGGTTGAGCTGCCCGGCGTTCTCTTTGATGTTCTCGGCCATCAGCAGCACGCGACCGTTCTTCTCGATGAAGAAGGCATTGCCCGTGCGCATCAGGCCGTCAATGACCGCCTTGAAGCGCTTGGGGCCGATGCGCCCGGGCAGCAGCGGTATCAGCAAATTGCCGCTCACCGTGCCGCCTTTTTCGTGCAGGCCGAGCCACGGAATCTTGCTGCCCACCAGCAAGGCGGGCAGTTGCTCCGACTTCTTGTCGAACACCTTCACGCCCATCGAGGAGATGAAGCTGTTGCGTTTGACGGTGAAGGCGCTGCGCATCTCGGATCGCGCGGCGTCACGCACTTCACGCCCGCCCGATTGCATGCCCTTGGCGACGGCAGCGTGGATGGCACGACGCCGCTCCGCACCCCACGCCGCCAGCTGGCGCGGGTCCAGCAGGCCGGTGGTGGTGAGCGAGAGACGCATGGCTCAGTCCTTCAGAAGATCGCGTTGCAGTTGTTCGATGCCACGTTTCTCGCCCTGCGCTGCCACGGCATGAATGCCGAGCAGCTGGGCCAGTTGCTGCCGCTCGATCTGTCCGTCGGTGTCCAGAAAGGCTTGCGCCTGTGTGAGCGTGTAGCCCATCAAGTCACCGAGGCGGTGACCGGCGCGGATCAAGCGGGCGACGGCAGCGTCCCACCCGAGTTCGTCAGTGAGCGCAGCGTCGGCGCGAGTCGCTGGGCTGCGCCCTGAATGCTCGGCACGACGTGCGCCACGAAAAAATCCGCGTTGACCTCGAACACGGCGGCGGCCAGTTGCACGGCGTCCGCAAGCTGAAGGTCGTTGATCCACGCGCGTTCACGCCGTGTGGTGATCGCCAGCAGGTCGAGCACGGCATCGCCGTGCCGCCCCAGCAGTGCCATCCAGTCCGGATCGCTGGTGATTTCCTCGGCCAGCGGGCGCACCACGGCCAGCAGCCGTGGCAACTCACCCAGCCGGATCGGCGTCAGTTCCAGCGCGGTGCCGGACAGCGTCACGACCACAGGCTCAGGGGGGAAGGTCTTGAAGCCGTCCATCACAGCAGCACCAGACGACCGAACTGACCGAGATCACCACCGACCGGCTTGGTCAGATCCGCCAGTACCTGGCCCGACAGCTCGAACTTGAGCAATTCGTCCGTGATGATCGAGAGCTCCTTGGCCGGGTTGATGGCCACGCGGTAGAGGTCGATCACCACCTCGCGGTTGCCGTCGGCTGTGTTGAGCCCCTCGAAGCGAATCCAGCGCTCGGGCAGCGGCTGGGTGAACATCGCCGTGCTCTGCGCCGCGCCGTAGGCGTAGTCGACGGTGAACGGCTCGGTGTACGGGCCGCCCGACGTGGCATCGAGCACCACCAGCGAACCGTGCTTGGCATTGACGCTGTATTGGCTGGCCGGGAGCGTCTTGGGCGTGGCATCCGAGTCCTGGATCTGCACGGCCGATACGTTCTGCATGGTCAGCGGGTACAGACTGCCCGGCGTGACCGGGAGGGGCAATGCTTCGCCAGTCACCGTACCAGGGGTGATCGTGGTCGTGGTGCCGTAGAGCGCGAGCGCCAGGTTGGTGGCGATCAGTTCCTCCAGCGTGCAGGCGAACTCGCCTTTCTTGGTCTTGATGAGTTGCAGGTCGGTCAGGCGCTGGCCCGACTGCGCTTCCTGGTGCTCGATGGTATCCACCGACAGCGACACCTTCAGCTCGGGCACGTTGCCAACGAAGGTCAGCCCAGCAGGGTTGCCGAGTTCATCACGTGCGCCGATGTAGACGCGGCCTTGTCCGGAAAAGTAAGCCATGTTCAGTCTCCTTGGGTGGCTGCAGTTGTGGAAACACCGGACGTGGCATCACGGCGGGTGGGTTTGGAATCGGTGGCAGTGGTGGCCGCTTTGGCCGTGCCTTGCGCGATCAGCCAACGGGCGCTGGCGTCATTCAGATCAAGGCGATCACCCACAGCGAGACGCTTGCCTGCGTGGGTATGGGGTTTCAGTAGTTCGATGGAGAGGGTTTGCATAAGGTGTTCATCCTGTTTGGGTGAGGTCGATGGCGTGGGTGCGGTAGCGGATCTCGTAGCGGGCAGGCAGCGCGACGGCCCCGGCATCGGCGTCTTCGAACTCCCATTCGCAGTCGATCTCGCGCACGGCGATGGCCAGACCGCCCAGATTCGGGTCGGCGAGCATTGCCGCGTGGGCCGCGACCAGCGCCTGGTCGGCCACGTCGAAGGCATCCGCGCCGCGTGCCACCACGGCAAGCCGGACGATCAACAGCCGGTCGACGAGGTGGTTGGCGTGGGCGGTGATGCTGTCGCCATCGACAAAAATCAGCAGCGCCGGACTGGCCTCGCGAGTGACCGGAACGGCTGGCATGCGCAGCACCGGCGTCGGGGCAATCGCGGATGCCAGGCGCGTGACAATCTCCCGCAAGACGCGCTCGCGGATGGAGTTCATGGGGCGCTCCTCAGAGTTGGGAGAGCGAGGCGCGACGCTCGGTGCCGTCGCCGATGGCGCGCACGTCGCGCACCTGATAGGCGTTGCCTGCTACATCGACCGTGTCCCCGGCAGCCAGCGTCAACCAGGACGCCGGGTAGTCGATCTGGTAGTCCCGCGACAGTGCGAAACCATCCAGCACGGTTTCGTCCGGAGCGCGGAAGGCGCAGTGCACCGTGTTGCCCGCCACCGTGACGACGGTGAGCAATCCGGCATTGCGTGCCGCCTCGTAGAACAGCTCAACTGCCAGCATCAGGACGCCAGCACCTTCACTAGCACCGCAGGCCGATGGCACATTGGTAGCGGGTTGGACTGGGTGTGAATGTCTGTGCCCCGGTCGAACTTGCGCGGCTCCTGCTTGGCGTACAGCGGCTGGCCCAAGGTGTTCGCCGTTTCGTTGAAATCGGCAGGCGCAAAGTAGGTGGCAAAGGTGTCCACCGTGCCCAGTGGGAACGCGTGGCCTTCACCATCTTCAATGAACGAGCGGGTATTACCGTCGCCATCGCTGGCTTCGCCTGCGTATTCTTCGAAGGTGATGCCGCAAAACGTGAAGCCCGAGCGCATATCAGAACGCAGGGCAAAACTATCTTGCCAGCGGTGATAGGCCTCAACGACTTTCTCGTGGCTGGTGAAGGCATCAAAGAAGTCCGACGACACCAGACAGTGGACGCCAGTCATACGCTCGCCTTTGAGATTCTTCTCCAGATAGCGCTTGAGATCGAGGCACTTCTTCTTGATGTCAGAGGCAGCATTGGTCAATTGAAAGTTGACCACCTTTGGCGTGATGTCGAACAGATCGAAAAGGTTGTAGAGCTCAGAGCCATCGGAATCAAGGATGATGCCCTTGAGCGCACCGATACGCAGATGCTCGAGCGTGATGGCGTGTTTGTTGCGCATCGTCTGCAGGTGCTCGGCCATGACCGATGCCACGGTTTGCACTTCGGTTTCCGAGCCGAAAGCGCGGATTCCTTGCACCTCCTCCGGCAGCACCACGTCATCGTGCGGGATGTGCGGAATGGCGAAGGAGCGCAGCTTGCGCTTGCCACGCACACCGACCGTGCCCGGAGAGCCGACCGGCATCGTCGGCAGCAGCGTCAGGACGCCGTTTTTCTCTTCGACGGCCACGGAGCGAAAGCGTACCGGCTTGGGCGGAAACAGGCCCATGCTTTCCATCAGCCCGTAGTTGTTGGGCAGGATGTTGATAGCGGCGGTCAGCGCCGACATCGAGAAAGCGGGATTCTCGAAAACATTGTTCATGGTCAGACTCCTTTGCGAACGAGGACGCCGAGGCTCTTGAGCTGCGCAATGGCAGCGAGCTTTTCTGCGGCAGTGATGGCGGCGGGCCACGCCAGGGCGTGATCGGCGACGATGGCGTGACGGGCCAGCATCAATCCGTCCTCGCGGTCGATGAGCGTGGCGTCCACGGCCTGCATCAAGACGCCTGCGGCGTACTGACTGCCATCGGTGGCCGAGGGGTCGATCTGTTTGATCTTTGCTGTGGCGGTTACGAGACCCACCACCGTGCCGAGCGGCAGGTTCTGGCCTGCGCCGACGGTGACCTGATCGCGCGAATAGAGATTGGGCGCTTCGTACTTCAGAAGATCGCCAAGGTTGAGGCCTTCGGTGATGACGGGCATGTCACTTCTCCTGTCCGGCGCGGGCACGAGCCGCCAGCACCAAGGGGTTGTCGTTGAGGGATTGCGTTGCCGTGGTGGCCGCGCTCGGGGTGATCAGGCTGTTGATCTCTTGCCCTGTGGCGCGAGATGCCAGCAGATGGCCACGCACAGCCGCCGCCGAGGTACGTGCAGCCAGAAAACCGGCGATGCGCTCGGGGCAGCCCGCCAGCGCACACAGCTCAGCGATTTCCTGTGCGTCATCGATGGTCATCGGCGGGTTCGCGCCATCAGCGCGATCAGGATCAGCGCCAACCCCAGGGTCAGCAGTGGTTCCGGGTTCATTCATGAAATGCTCCAGTCGTGGTTGGTGAAGTGAGTCCAGCGCCGCAGCCGCGCGCGCCGGAGGTGATGAAAGTGCAGCGGTGAGTTCGGCCAGAACGTCATCGAAAGTGCCGATGGCATCAGCAAGTCCTGCCGCGACGGCGTCCTGCCCGAAGAACACGCCCGCTTCGGTGGCGCGCACCGCGTCACTGGTGAGGCCGCGATGGCTGGCCACGGTGTCGACGAACAAGCCGTAGATCCGATCCACCTCGCTCTTGAGAAACGCGTGGGCTTCGTCCGAAATCGGCTCGTGCGGGTTGAGGTCGTTCTTGCGTGCTCCGGCAAACACCGTCGTGTAGCGAACGCCGTCTTTTGCGTCGCGTACCGACTGGTCGGCGTGCATGGCAATGACGCCAATCGAGCCAACGCCGCCGGTACGGGTGACAAAGAAGCGGCTCGCGGCCGATCCGAGGGCGTAGGCTGCCGAGTACGCCATGTCATTGGCCAGCGCCCAGATTGGTTTGACTCGGGCTGCGGCACGCACGCGGTCGGCCAAATCGAACACGCCGCCCGATTCGCCGCCTGGGCTGTCGATGTCGAGCACGATGGCGGCCACCGATGGATCGGCGATGGCGGCATCAAGCTGGGCAGCGAGGTCTTGATAGCTGGTCAGACCGGAAGCCGCTTCCAGCCCCACCGTTCGCCGCACCAGCGTGCCGTAAATCGGTAGGACGGCGATGCCAGCATCCGATGCTGGTGGACTACGCGTAGTGGGTGATGGAAGCGGCGTGCCGCTTTCCGTCAACCCAATGCGTGGCCCCAGTACGGCAAGGATTACCTCGAGTTTCGGGCGATGAATCAGCAGTGGCGCGCCAAAGATGCGTGCCGCCATATGCGGTAACAGTGTCATTGGTATTCCTTCAGGCGAACGACTGATTGCTGTCGGTGGCCTGTGAATTGGGTTCTGCGCTGCCGCCATCCTTGGAGGTGCGGCGTGGATCGGAGTCAAAGATCAGGCCGAGGTCATCGGCGCGCTGGTTGTCAGAAGCAATTTCGCGGTCGACGTCCTCTGCGTCGTAGCCGAAGGCCGAGATGGCTTCCGAGCGGCTCATCAAGCCCGCGCGGATCGCCAGCAACATCGCTTTGAACTCTTTTTCCGGGTCGACCCACTGCCAGCCCTGCGGAATCCATTTGCAGGCGACGTAGTCACGCCGACGTCGGGCGTAGCCGGGTGCTGTCAGGCTGCCGGATAGCACTGCCTGATCGAGCCATGCATTCCAGACCGGGCGACATAGCTGATGCACCAGCACGCCATGCTGGATGGCTTCGGTGCGACGGCGGAACTCCAGCATCCCGGCACGGATGGAGGAGTAGTTCACGCCAGAGAGGTCGCCGGTCAGTTGCTCATAGGTCACGCCGATGGCGGCCGCTACAGCACGAAACTGTGCGCGTAGGAATTCGCTGTAGCTGCCACCCACATCTGCGGGATCAGAGAACTTCACGTCCTCGCCAGGCTCCAGGATTTGCAGTGTCCCGGGCTCCATCCCTGCTAGCGCGATGCCTGCATCGTTTGCTACGCCTTCACCCATCAGGTTGTCCTCTGGGGACAGGCGGGTGATAAAGCCAGCGAACATCGCGGCGGTTTTCTTGCGCACGAGCTCGGCATCGTCGTACTGATCCAACTCGTTCAACTTGACCAGAGCGCGCGCAAGCCACGGTTCGCCGCGAATCTGTCCGGGGCGCAGTACGCGGTAGAGATGGATGATTTCCCGCGCGTCGATGCGCACGGTATCCATGCCGCCTTGCCCAGACATAGGTGCAAGGCGGCCGTCTTCAGGGTGCGAGCGATACAGGTGATAGGCCACACGTCGCCCCATCGAATCGAACTCGATGCCAGAGCGCACGACATTGCCGGATGGCAGCTCCGTGTTGAGATGCAGCGGCAGGTGTTCGGCCTCGAGCAACTGCAGTTGCAGGGGTACGACTAGACCATCCTCGGGGCGACGGGGACGTAATCGGATCAGGCATTCACCCCCTTCGCACATCGCGCGTGCAGCCAGTGCCTGCAGGCCGTAGAAATCGGTCTGCCCGCTGGCATCGGCTTGTTCCGTCCAATCGCGCCAGAGGGCCTGTACCTCGGCGCGGAAGGTTTCCTCCTTGGCCATTGCCTGCGGCTTGATACCGGTGCCGACCGCGTTGGAAACGAAGGCCTCGATACCGGCATTGGCCCACGCATTCCGGCGAACAAGATCGCGGGATTTGACGCGCAGTTCATTTGAGGTGGCCAGCATGGCCGCCACGGCACCGGGATTGCCGGGCATCCACGCAAGGGATCGCCGCCCGCGTCCCACTGCTTCGTGAATAGGTGACTGTCCGAACAGGCTGCGGATTTTCGAGTACCAGGCCATCAGAACCCCTTGCCCGTGGTAACCCGGATCTGGCGCGGCGCACCGGGCCACAGTCCGGTGTCAACAGCCTGCTCGAAGATGTCACGTTTGACCGCCGCGATGGCGGCCTGGAGTTCATCGACGCTGCGGTACTCGACGGTTTTGTCGCCGAAGGTCACGCGCTTTTCGCCCTTAACCAGCGCCGCTTCCAAAGCGTCGAGGTGTGCTTGTGTGTAGGCCATCAGCGGAACACCGTAAGGTTGATTTCAGAGGAGTCGTCGAACGATGCGGACGTGGTGGCGCAACTGATGTCGACGTACTGGGCTGTCTTCTGGTCGGAGGTGGATCGCACGATGGCAATGCGCTGCGTGCCACTGTTGGTGCTGCTGCGGGCGAGCGCCGTCCAGCAATAGTTGGCATCGGGCATGGCAGCGGCAAAGGTCACGCGGTAGCGGCCCGCTGCCGTCCTGGTCACGCTGGCCACGTTGTGCGACGAGCGCACGACGATCTGGCTGCCGATGTAGCCGAAACACACCCACGCCCGGGCCAAGCCGGGGTGGGTGGCGTCGATCTTGGTCTTGACCTCAAGCCCGACACGACTTGCCAACGCACTGATGCGCGATGCGAGGCTCATCAGACCAGCGCGCCTACGAAGACCGCGACGAAGTCGATATCGGTGTTGCCGACATCGCTGGCGGCGACAGCGCCGATGTTGCTGCGAGCCTGAAGTTGTTCGGCTACGGTCAGCGACTGCGCCGCATCGAAGCGCACGCGGTTGTTGACGGCGGCGAGCAGCGCATCCAGACCACTGGTGCCGTTCTGCAGCAGTTGCTGGATTTCCACCAGCGTGTCGTAGGCGGCATCGGCTCCACCCAAGATCTCAGTCTTGAGCGCATCGAGCAGGGAGACGATCTTGGTGGACGAGTACGTGGTCGTGGCAGCGACGTGCGCATCGTCGATCACCGCCGAGGACACCACAGCGGCCTTCAGTTCGTTGATGGCCGCGACCAGATTCGACTTGTCGGTGGTGGTGAGGTTGGCCAGGTTGCCTGCCTTGGCGCGGACGTCGTTAAACTCCTGCGCGACGCGGATGACCAGGCTTTCGATACGGGTAGCAAGACTCATGTTTTCTCCTTGGGATGTCAGGACAGCCAGCGGCTTTTGATCACGCGCCGACCGGTGTTACGGTTGCCAGAAACAGCGAGGCCACCGCGTTGGGTGGCCTCGTTGATCAATTCGGTTGTTGTTTCAGGGGATGGCGGACTGGCCACCCCAAGCTGTCGTTCCAATTCCAGCCAGTGGCGTTCCTCGAAGCGATCCAGGCCCGCCGCCGATGCGGCCGCGCGGGCGTAGACGTAGCAGTCGAGCGCTTCATTGCGCTCGCGCATCTTTTGCCACTCGCGCACCGGGAAGCCGTTGCGGTCGCGGCGGGTGATCAGTTGCTCCGCGCAGAGTTGCTGGATGAACTCGGCGTCGATCTTGGGCAGATGGACAAATCCGGCTGGAAACACTGTGGTCAAACCGTCCTCGCCCACATCAGCGCTCTTGCGCAGGTTGTTGTAGAACTCCAGCTTGGCGATGCTGACCGCCACCGTGTACACCTTGATGCCACGGCGCAGCTTCTTGCCGCCCTGCGAGACATCGATGGCGGTCGGCGTGCCGATCAAGGCTGCGCCGCGCGGAACACCTTTGACCGCCATCACACGCGGATCGCGGCAGGCCCGCACGAAGGCATAGGCCTCCTGCGTGGCAAAGCCGGTATCCAGTGCGAAGCGCGCCAGCGGCATCGCCGCGCCGGAGGCGTGTGTCCAGGTCTCGGCCAGCATTTCAGCGAGGCGCTTCCACACCGTGTCGCGGGCGGTGTCACCCATCAGCACGCGATGCTCGATGAGCCACGACTCCTTGCCGCGCCCGAAGGCCCAAACCGATGCCTCGATGCGATCCTTCTGTACATCGGCCGCGCCGACCAGCAGCAGACCGCCTTGCGGCACGCTACCGACGCGGTAGTCCTCTCGGCGCTCGACCAACCGTTGCCAGTCCGGCGCTTCGCCTTCCTCGACCCAGGTTTCACCCAACTCGGTGTTCTTGAAGGTCTTGATGGCGGCTGCTGATCCTGATTCCTTGCTGACGGCGGCTTCCCAGGCAGCGGCAATCTCCCGCCAACTGCGCCAGCCCACCGGGCTGTACAGCGACGACAGGTGAAAGCCTGCCGTCTTGCCCGCGCCATCGGTGATCATCGCGCGCCATTCACCGTGTTCCAGCATCCACGTCTTGTGATGCTCGGCAATCGCGGTGTCACACGACTCGCAGATGTAGGCGGCGGTTTCAGGCTGGCCCTTATCCCACCGTAGTTGCTCAAAGCGCAGCCACTGCCGGTGCGAGCAATGCGGACACGGCACGAAGTAGCGACGTTGGTCGCTGGCCTCGTACTCGCGCTCGATAGCCGACGCCCCTGAGATTGTCGGCGTCGAAACGATGAAGATCTTGCGCCGAGCAAAGGTGCGTGTACGGGCTTCGGCCAGCGAGATCGCATCGCCTTCGCCCTCGACGTCCAACGGATAGCCGTCGACCTCGTCGAGGAACAGATACCGCACCGGCATTGAGCGCAGCCCGACCGCGCTGTTGGCCCCGGTCATCACCAGCACGCCACCCCGGAACTCCTTGGCCAGGATGGTGTTGCCGGAATCCCGGCTGCGCGCCGGTGCAATCAGTTCAGCCAGCGCGGACGACTCCTCGATCAGCGGATCGATCCGCTGCTTGGAGTTGCGCTTGGCCATCTCCACCGTCGGCCACACAGCCATCATTGGCCCGGGCGCGTGGTGGATGACGTAGCCGATCCAGTTCGATCCCATCTCGGTCGCGCCAAGCTGCGCCGCTTTCATGAAGACCACGCGCTCGACCGCTGAGGTCGGCGACAGGCAATCCATGATGGCCTTCAGGTACGGGGTGCGGCTGGTACGCCAGCGCCCGGGCTCGGCGGAAGCCTTGCTGGAGAGCATCCGGTGGCGATCCGACCATTCGGACACGGTGAGCAGCGGGTCGGGCGTCAGTCCTTCGCGCCACGCGCGTTCGATCTCGGCAGCGCCTTCGTAGTCCATGTCCATCAATCCACCCTTGGGCGCATCTCGCCCAGTTCCTGCAGGTGCTCGCGCACCGCTGCCTCCAGGGCGATGTGCATCGTGTGCGGATCGACGCCGAGCTTGGCTGCCATCTGTGCTGAGATGCGCGCGGGCCAGTTGAGCCACGCGTCGCGTTCGGATCGCGCCAACTTGAAAACATGGGCGATGGCCTGTGGCCGATCTACCAGTTCGCCTTTGAGACGGGCCAGGCGCACCTTGTTGGTTTGTGCCTTGACCACTTCGTTGACCGTGCGCGCTTGGAGCAAGGACGTGCCGCCTGCTGGCAATGCCGCTGGCCCATCACCCGTGGTGCCACTGGCTTCCGGTACGGCGACCTTTACCGCGCGGGTGGCCGTGCCATTGCGCGGCGCATCGGAATTGCGTGCCCACTCCCGGTCGACGCGCTCGGCATCAATCGTTCCGTCTGCCTCCGGCGTGATCCGCCCCGCAGCGATGGCCTTGCGCACCGCCGCATCGGACACCCCTCGGTGGCGTGCGTAGGCACGAATCGAAATACCCATATCTCCCCTTCGGGGCACCTTCAATCATTTGTTCGCTCATTTGCCAAATTCGCCTGCGGATTGAGCTTGGCTTCCATCTGGAACAGCGCGTTCATACGTTCGTCATCAACACCATGAAAGGACACGGACATGAGCAAGCTCGAACAACTCCTGACCCAGATCGCGCAAAACAAGCTGGGCATCGAAACCCTGGAAACCCGCCGCTCGGACAGCCTCGATTTCCACGACGTGGCGGTCTGGTGCTTGCGCGATGCGCTCGAAGCAGCCTTCAACGCCGGTGTCGAGCAGGGCCGCAAAGCCACGCAGTCGGAAAAGGCCAACACCTGATTGCGAACCCTGTAAGCCAAGCAGAAAGCGCTTGGCTTCACTTGGGAACAGCGCGTTCATCACATCACCGTCCACCACATCGAAGGAGCAAGACATGACCACCACCCAATTGACCCCAGCACAGCACGCGATCCTGGCCCACGCTGTTGAGCACACCAGCGGCAAGATCGACTGGTTCCCCGACAACATCAAAGGCGGCGCACGCAAGAAGGTGCTCGACGGACTTTTCAACCGCGCACTGATCACCTCCGACGGCGCCGACTGGTTTGTCGCTGCGGAGGGCTACGACGCCCTGGGCATTCCGCGTCCCGACGTGAACAGGAAGGGCATCGGTCAGTTCGAAGCCAATCTCGACCGGATCATCGCTAACGCTGAAGGCGCGCCTGCGGCCGCGAGCGATCCCGAACTGGAAGCCACCGTAACCGCCGCCGAAGCAACGTGGGTCAAGCCGCGCACACGCGAGAACAGCAAGCAAGCCGAAGTGATCCGGATGCTGCAACGCCCCGAGGGCGCAACCATCGGCCAGATCTGCACCGCCACCGGCTGGCAGGCACACACGGTGCGCGGCACCTTCGCCGGAGCCTTCAAGAAAAAGCTGGGCCTGAACATCGTCTCGGACAAGCCCCAGGGCGGCGAGCGGATCTACCGCATCGCCTGAAAGAAGATGGGGAGAAGATCCATGAATAGCTTGGCTTCTCTCCCCACCAGCGCGTTCATACAGGTGTCGTGATTAACGACGCCACACCAGGAGAACCGCCATGAGCACCATGACCATCACCATCGAACGCACCCAACGTACCCTGCAGTTTGGAGGCCAGAGCCTCCACGTCGAAGAATTGAGCGTCCGCCTGCCGTTTGCACGCAAACCTGCCGACCTCGACGAACTGGGCGGTCGCGACCAGCACAAGGTCTACGTCACCGAGACCAAGGAACTGACCCCTGCCGAATTCGATGCCTTTGGGCGCAGCCTGCTGGTGTCACGCGACTGGCTGCGTGGCAAGGGTGGTGGCACTGGCGACGGCTACCTTTGCGTCGAGGTCACTGCTCCTGGACGACCCTATCTCTACGTCAATCCCGAGGGCGGTGATTACGCCCGCTACGTAGCCCGTCTCGGGTGATCGAAATTGATGGAAAAAGAAGCCAGGAACACCTTGGCTTCTCAATCGAACAGCGCGTTACTACAGGTGTCGCAACGATCAAACCGAAGGAGAAAACGCCATGACCAACAACCAGATCCCTGCCACCCAGAACGAAGCCTGGGGCTTTTGGGGCACGATGAACGAGCACGCGGAAGCCGCATGGCCCTTGACCATGACCGCCATCTCGGACGCCACTCACCAGCCCCTCGAGTCCGTGCGAATCTTCCTCGACAGCCGCCACGGACGCCACTTTGCCGACGACGTCCAGAACGGTTTGTACCAAGGACAAGCCTTGCAGGATGCGATCAACGCCGCCACCCAACGCTGGATGGGCTGGACGATTGGCCGCCAGACCAGCAAGCAGCACGGCATACCGCGCGGCCTGCCTTACCTGACAGGCTTTGTGATCCACTCCGAGATCTGCGAAGAGTTGGCAGCCTGATGAAAACGCTCGCCAATGAACGGGAGCATGCGCTGCGTTGGCTGATTGCCAACCGGCGTCCCGACATTTCCATCGAGCAGGCCGTGCGCATCATGTGCATGGCACTGCCGCGCGATCTCACCACTATGCAAATCCTGCGGCGTATCGCCGAGGAAGAAGAGACCAAGCAGCCCGGCCAGCCATTCAACTGGCGCACACTTCCTGGTCTGCCGCCTTGCGGATAGCCGTCTGGCCGGTGAAGTCCTCCCACCGGCGCACGATCACATCCACGTACTTCGGATCAAGTTCGATCAGCCGCGCGACGCGACCTGACTTTTCGGCCGCAATCAACGTTGTGCCAGAACCACCGAACGGATCGAGTACCACGTTACCCGGGCGGCTCGAATTTCGGATGGCTCGCTCGACCAGCTCCACCGGCTTCATCGTCGGATGCAGATCGTTCTTCTGCGGCTTCTTGATAGCCCACACATCGCCCTGATCGCGGTCACCACACCAGTGGCGTTGCGCACCCTCGGGCCATCCGTACAAAATCGGTTCGTACTGGCGCTGGTAGTCGGCACGGCCCAGCGTGAAGGTGTTCTTGGCCCAGATGATGAACGTCGACCACTTGCCACCGGCGGCGCGGAAGGCCGCCTGCAGCACATCCAGTTCGCTGGATGACATCGCTACGTAAATACCGCCCCGGCAATGGGTGACGGTGGGCGTCAGTGCTGCCAGAAGGAAGTCGTAGAAGCCATCGCCCAAGTTGTCGTTGAGGATCGCGCGATCCTTTCCGCGCATCTTGTCCTTGGCGCTGTTGGCGTAGTTCACGTTGTACGGCGGGTCGGTGAACACCATGTCTGCCACGTCGCCTTGCATCAGCCGGGCATAGCTCTCTGCCACGGTCGAGTCGCCGCACAGCAGTCGGTGCTGGCCCATGATCCAGACGTCGCCTGGACGCGAGATCGGTGTCTCGCCAACCTCCGGAACCGCATCCTCATCTGTCTGGCCTTCGTTGTTCGGCTCGTCGCCCGCGATCAGTTCGGCCAGCGCGTCAGCATCAAAGCCGGTGATTTCGAGGTCGAAACCGTCCAGCTGCAGGGCCTCCAACTCGATCCGCAACATCGCATCATCCCAGCCTGCGTTCTCGGCGATGCGGTTGTCTGCGATGACCAAGGCGCGGCGCTGGGTTGGGCTCAGGTGATCGAGTACGACCACGGGCACAATCTCCAGCCCAAGTTTCTGTGCTGCGGCCAAGCGTCCATGCCCGGCAACGATCACGCCGTCACTGCCAGCAAGGATCGGATTGGTGAAACCAAACTCGGCAATCGATGCGGCGATCTGGGCTACCTGATCATCCGAGTGCGTCCGCGCATTGCGTGCATAGGGCAGCAGTTTGGCGGTTGGCCACTGCTCGATCTTGTCTGCCAACCAGTTCATGCCAGCACCTCATCATCAACGGTGGTGGCCCGCTCGGCGGCAACCTGTTCGAACGA